ACAGTTGCTAACGCACGTCTTGATGCGCAACTCCAAGATGTAGCAGGTCTTGCCGTTACGGATGGTGGCTTTATTGTAGGGGATGGTTCAAACTTTGTACTTGAAACAGGTGCTACTGCACGTACCTCTATGGGACTTGGTTCATCGTCAACAGCAGACACAGGTATTAGCAACGGTAATGTAGCTGTATTTACAAGTGGTGTTGCAGACGATGACTTTTTACGTATTGATGGTACTTCTGTAGAGGGACGATCTGCTTCAGAGGTTAGATCCGATCTTGGATTAGCCGCTTCAGCAACCACAGATACAACTGACGCGAGTAACATTGGTTCTGGAACATTGGCCGCTGCTAGAATGGCTGCTGCACAAACAGCTATTACATCCATTCTTGCAACAGACGTTAAGATTGGCGAAGATGATCAGACCAAGATTGACTTTGAGACTGCAGATGAAATACATTTTTATGCAGCCAACGCTGAACAGGTGTTTGTATCAGACGGTGTGTTTGGGCCACAGACAGATAGCGATGTAGATTTAGGCACAACAGGTGCAAGATTTAAAGATGCTTATGTTGATAGCGTAACGGTTACAGGCGATGTAGCTGTTGGTGATGATATCACAGTTACAGGCAGAGCAGTTGGAAGCCAAGATGCTGATCAAGCGAGTTCTGGCGCAGGTGGTACAATCACGATGAATTTGGCTGACCATAACAACTTTGAAGTAAGTATAGGTCATGCCACCACACTGACTTTTAGTAATCAGACTGTGGGACAAACGGGCTGTATCTTTCTAGACAAAACTAGTACGGATGCTGTGAGTTTCAATACAATAATAGCTATAAATGCAGCTTCACAGACAGCTTTGTCTACTGCCGGAGTTTACTTGTTGACATATATGGTAAAAGCTGCGTCAGGCACAGGAAGCATTTTAGTTTCTGTATCAGGTGCATTGACTGCAGACGGATAAAGGCAAGAAGTATGAGTCTATTACATGGAGTAGGTGGTGGTCTTGGTGGATCAGGTGATGCTGGTGGTGCGTTAGCTGGTGGTGGTGTTTTTGATCATACCTTAGACGGATCTTTGCGTTTTGATACTAATGATAGCCCAAGACTGTTTCTAGACCCCACTGGCTCACCGACCACAGGAACTAAATGCACTATTTCATTATGGTTTAAGCGTAGTAGTTTGGGTTCATCTCAATGTCTTTTTACTGGTGAAACAGGTTCTGTTGCTTACGACATTCTAAATATCGGTAGCAATGACAAAATTCAATTAACAATGCAAAACCCAAATTCTTATGGGCTTAGGACAGATGCGGTTTTCAGGGATCTTAATGCTTGGTATCATTTGGTTGTAAAGTGTGATACCTCAGTAGATACAGCGGCAGATAGATTCAAGATGTACGTCAACGGTGAGCAGCAAACCTTATCAAGCGTCTATGGCAATTATCCGCAGGATCACAGTTGGTATTGGAGTAGGTCTGGAGCTAGTCAAAATATAGGCAGGTCAGAATATAACGCGCAACAATTTGATGGACTCATCAGTGAATTTTATTTTATTGACGGTCAGGCTTTGTATCCCACCAGCTTTGCCGAAACAAAAGATGGCGTATGGGTTCCAAAAGAACCCGATAGTTTAACTTTTGGAAATAATGGTTTTTACTTGCCTATGACGCAAACTAAAGACGCAGGTTTTTCTACATTATTTGATACTAGAGATACAAGCACTATTATACATAGTGATTCAAGTGCGTATGACATTGGTTCGTCTGATGACTTTACCATAGAGTTCTTTTTTAATACTCCTGATGTAGGAGCAAACTATGGAAACTTTATGGGTCAGTATGCAACCAGCGGACCACACCATCTAATCGCATACGATTTTAGCAGCAGCAATAGAAATATACAATGGTACACAGGAAATGGTTCTGCTCTTCAATGGGATGTTAGTGGTGATGTTACACTCGTTAAAAATAAATGGCATCACCTTGCCTTTCAAAGAGATGGCACAACATTAAGAGCGTATCTTGATGGGACTCGCTTAACTAGTATATCAGAGGCTGGTAGCAGTACGGGGTACACTCTTTCAAGTGGCAAAGCGACTGATTTTAATAAAGCATATGATTTAAGTTCAATATCAATAGGTGATCCTGCTGGTCAAGGCTTTGTAGGTTATATAAGTAATGCTAGATATGTTATTGGAGCTACAATATATGCCAATGATGATAGTAATATAACAGTGCCTACTGCTACCTTAACAGCAGTTACAGGCACAAAGTTACTAAGCTGTGTGAACGGAACTGTTGGGGATGATATAAGTTCAGAAAATAATGATGCTAGTGTAACAAGTGCAACCGCATCTACTGTAAATCCATTTGGCACTTTTAACTTTTTCCAAGATGCGTCAGGTAACAATAATCATTTTTCACGTTCAAATTTGAACGACATAGACGCTGTGCCAGACAGTCCGACTAACAATTATGCGATTGTTAACCCTCTTGCCGTTAATACATCAAGCGCTTGGACAACTAAAAATAATAATACCAAAATACAAATCAGCGCTAACAATAAACAAATTAGAGGCAACTTCTTGATGCAATCTGGTAAATGGTATTGGGAGACAAGACGACACAATGCAAACAACAGTGGTGGACAACTTTCTAATGGCGTAGGAGTATCTTTGGCAAGTGGCTATATTGAAAACAATCCATACCAGAGCGCAACTAATTGGTCATATTATTCTCACACTGGAAATAAATATAATAACAATTCAAATTCAAGTTACGGAGATTCATGGAACACGGCAGGGGATATAGTTGGTGTTGCATTTGATGCTGATAATGGCGCGATTTGGTTTAGTAAAAATGGCACTTGGCAAAACTCTGCAACAGCATCAGAGATAGCGGCAGGTACAACAACCAATGCTGCGTATACCGGATTGACTGATTCAGAAGGGTATGTGTGTGTCTGGTGGCGCACAGGTGGAACTAGTCAAGTAGAGATGGATATAAATTTTGGCACGAACCCATCATTTAACCAAGAGTTAACTGGTAGTGATGTTGGCACTGAATCTGGTGATGGCGGTGCGCTTTTTAAATATGCACCTCCAACTGGGTTCAAAGCGTTAGTAGCGTCTAATATGCCCGACATAACAATCGGCCCCGGACAAAGTAAACAAGCAGACAATTTCTTTGAAACTATTGTTTACACAGGTAATACTGCAGAACAACACATTGGTGCAGGTGGCATACAGCACCCACAAGATACTATTAACATACCTAATAGTTTACGTTTTGAGGCAGGAAGCAGTGCTTATCTAAGCAGAACGCAGGGATCATCACCTACAAACATAGGTAAATGGACTGTAAATTTTTGGTTGAAACGCACCAACGCCTTAGCCGCAACTGATGACTACGATACTGTTTTTGGTGTGGATGGACCGGGTAATACTGCCTTTGCTTTTCTTGGGGGTAAAATATATCTTTTTGTAAACTACGATAGTGGTGGTAATCAAGCTAGGTTAATTACTAATAGAGAATTTATAAACCCTTCAACATTTTATAATTTTCACGTTACCTTTGATCGCACCGCTTCAACCGCCTCAGAAAGACTTAGGCTATACGTAAACGGTGTTGAAGAAACTAGCTTTTCCACTGATGAAAGAAGCAACATTGCAAGCGATTCAAGCTCTGGATGGAATGTTGGCAGTTTATCTGCTGCTATAAATAGACGTTCTGGTGGGCAAGATGCAAGATACCATAACGGTTATATAGCACAATTTTACAATATAGATGGTGCCGTTGTTGCTCCAACAGAATTTGCTCAAGTGGGTTCTAGTGGTCACTGGATACCTAAAACTTACACAGGTTCATATGGTAACAATGGTTGGTTGCTTGAATTTAAACAAACAGGTACAGGTTCCGGCGCAACTAACACGGTTGGGGCAGATACAAGTGGCAATAACAATCATTGGGATAGTTCTGGTATAGCTGCAGAAGATGTAACTATTGACAGCCCCACACAAAACTTTTCTGTAATGAACCCAAATAGATACAGCGCGATAGGAAATTTTTCAGAGGGTAATTTAAAAGTAACCACGACAACAAATAATAGAGGAGTGTATAGCACTATAGCTGTGCCATCAAGCGGTAAATGGTATTACGAAGTTCGTGCTGATGATTATGTTGGTGGCGGTGGTGCATATTTAGGGTGGGGTACTGACATTACTCTAGGAGATAATGAATATACCACCACTAAAGGAATTACATTTTCTACGTATAATGAACAGGTTGTGTTAGATGGCAGCGGTCAATCTGGCGGTTATGGTTCAAATGGAACAGACGTAGCAAGTGATGGAGATGTGTATTCAGTCCTATTAGATGTTGATAACGGTTTGTTCTACTACGCTAAAAACGGCACATATTTTAATAGTGCAAACCCATCTAATGGCACGGGCGGCCTAGACGTTTCTCGTATTATTGCTGACGCTAACACTGAAATTCGTCCAGTTCTTACAAGGGGTGGCTCATACAATGAACAGTATTTATTTAATTTTGGACAAGACCCATCTTTTAATGGGGGAGAGACAGCACCCGGTACAGATAAAACAGATGCAAATGGTGTAGGTAAATTTTTATATGATGTGCCGACGGGTTTTCTTGCATTGATGGACGACAACATCCCACAAGAAGGCATAGAATCACCTGATTGGGTTTGGATAAAAGCTAGAAGTAGTACAACAAGTCATAATGTATTTGATAGTGTAAGAGGTGTGGGCAAGGCATTATTTCCGGATGGTACAGGTGCAGAATCTGCGACTACAAATAGGCTTCTGTCCTTTGATGGTCAAGGTTTTACAATAGGTGATGATACTAATGTTAATAACTCAACAGTTAGTTATGTAGCTTGGAATTGGAAAGCTGGCGGTAGCGCATCAAGTAATTCTAATGGGAGTATTACGTCAAACGTGTCGGCTAATACTGATGCAGGTTTTAGTATAGGAACGTATACGGGAAATGCAACAGCGGGTGCAACTATTGGGCATGGTCTGGGTGAAATACCCGAATTGGTTATTGCCAAACGCAGAGACAATGCAAGAGATTGGGCTGTATATCACAAAGGACAGACAGCAACGCCGACAGATGCTTACTTGCTTTTGAACAGCACTGCCTCAGCAGGTATAGGAAACACAGCTTGGAACAATGGCACGTTTACGACTGATGTGTTTACTATTGGGTCGCATGAATTGGTAAATTACAGCGGTGATTCATATGTGTTTTATGCGTTCAAAGGAATTGAAGGCTACAGCAAGATCGGCTCATATGTTGGCAACGGAAATTCAAGTGGCACGTATGTTTACACAGGGTTTCGGCCAGCTTTTCTCCTTACCAAAGAATCAACAGCGACATCAGGTTGGAATATTCGTGACAGTGTAAGAAGCCCAGACAATCCTGTGAATGAGGCTTTGCAAGCTGATACAACGGGTACTGAGTTGACATCAAATTACGATGTAGATTTTTTAAGTAATGGATTTAAATTGCGTACTAGTTTGAGTGATTCAAATACAAGCGGTCAAACATACATCTACTGGGCTTTTGCCGAAGCCCCATTTAAATTTGCTAATGCACGATAGGAGAAACTAATGCCGTGGAAACTTGAACATAGAATAATTAAAGAAGGACGTGGATGGGTACATAATAACATCCAGCACCCAAAAACTTGGATGCGTTACAGTGATGACTTAAAAAAACAATATGGTTTAAGATGGGAAGATCCACCAGCAAATGAAGCACCGTTTGACAATAGATTTTATTGGGGTAGACAGACAGATGGCACTCTGATTCCAAAAAGTCTTACAGATGTAAATGAAGTGGATTCAAATGGTAACCCAGTAAATGGTCCAGATGGCAATCAAATTGTAACACCCGGTCTTAAATCTGTGTGGGTGGCACAAACAAAGCGCATGGCAAACGACAAACTTGCAGTGCATGATTGGTACGTTACTCGTAAAGCAGAAAAGTCTACAGCCATACCTAGCTCAGTGACTACATACAGAGATTCTGTTCGCACCAAGTGTGCAGAAATAGAAACAGCATTAAATAATGCAGCTGATCTTGCAGCTTTTATGGCTTTATTTGAGGATGAGCTTAATTCAGACGGTAGTGTGAAGACGATTGCTAAAATCAACGACTGGCCTGATGAAATATAAAAACTTGACTTTTACACATAAATGTGGTATAATTAGAACATACAAATTAGGTATTGACAAATGAAGCTGACACAATCTTTAGAGCCAGAACTTAAAGTTCAAATGGAATTAGACGCACACGAAAAGGAATGTGCTGTCCGTTATCAAATGATGAATGATAAATTAGAAAGTGTTGATAAACGTCTATGGCGTTTAGAGGCTATGATTATGGCATCTACAGTAACTATAATAGGACTGGCTGGCACTGTGCTTGTAGGGGTTGGGTAATGGCTATATTTAAAGGATTTAAACCTGAAGCTATGAACAAGATAGCAAAGGCTATGGGATATCAAGGAAACATGAATGAGTTTCAATCTTTTCTTGAAGAAGATCCACAGCGTCAGGAGCAAATGAATAAATTTACACGTGCTGCAGTTAACATGGCACGAGGTGGTGTAGTTAAGATGCAAACTGGTGGCGGTGTAGTAACCCCTCCGGGCAGTTCGCCCCCACCACAGACAGTGCAACAAGTACAATCACCCACACCGGGTTTTGGAGGAATGCTAGGTGGTGTTCAAATTACAAGTACTGGTGTACCCGGCAGTGGTGCAACACCTGTACCACCGGGTTCTGGTAATGTTTTAAATATAACAGCCACTAATCCAAATAGTCCTTTATACGGTAAGACCATAGGTATGTCTGGTAGTCCACTGCCGCAACCCCAAGGTAGCACACAACTTACTGCACCGGGTTTTGGCGGCATGACAGTGGGTGCTACAGGCTCCCCGTTTCAACCTCAACCTCTGTCTCCACCCCCCACTTTTCCCGGTGGTGGTGGCGGAACTACACAAAATCGTGCTAATGTTTCTACTACAGGAACTCAAACTGCACCTGTAATTACACGACCCACAACATCACAAACAACACAAACTCCTGTGTTAGATGCTAGTGGTAATCCAGTATTAGATGCTCAAGGCAACCCAGTGACACAAACAGCAACTACACCGGGCATAGCGGCATTTACAACAGAACAAATATATAATCCCGGTTTACCACAAGGCGGGGTTACTATGACAGAAAGGATAGGCTTTGATCCTAGTCAAGAAATAGCTGCTGGCACTGGACAACTTACAGGTGCCACTGTAAATATAAACCCTGCACAAGCAACAACAGCACAAGCTGCTGTTCAACAACAAACTGCTGCAAATACCATGCAAGCAACAACAGCAGCGGCAGGTGTAGACTCTGCTTTACAAGCTACACAAGCTGCACAGACAGACCCTAACGATCCTCGCTCACAAATTACCGCTGCACAGCAAACAGCGTCTTCAGTAGGTAACCTACAAGCAGCACAGGGTAATGCCACTCTTATAAACAATCCTGTACAACGACAGATACAGGCTGGTGAACTTGTAACAGGCACAGGTGTAGATGCTACAAAAGCAGCGCAGGTAACTGCACAAACACAGGCTGCAGCAGCTACAGCTAATCCAAGTCAACAAACTATGGTGGCACAGCAGCTTGATGGCTTGATGCAACAGTTCCAAGGTGGTGCCACACCAGCATGGGCTGCAGGAGCTATGCGTAGTGCTACAGCAGCGATGGCTGCACGTGGTCTGGGTGCATCCTCTATGGCAGGACAGGCTATTGTACAGGCTGCTATGGAATCAGCAATGCCTATTGCAATGGCAGATGCGCAGACAGTAGCTAAGTTTGAGTCACAAAATTTATCTAACAGACAGCAATCAGCAATGCTTGCTGCAGAGCAACGTGCTAAGTTCGCTGGCATGGAGTTTGATCAGGCGTTCCAAGCAAAGGTAATGAACGCTAGTAAGATTAGTGATATTGCCAACCAGAACTTTACAGCAGAACAACAGGTGCAGTTAGAAAACTCACGTGCTGCCAATACAATGAACTTAAATAATCTGTCCAATAATCAAGCTCTTGTAATGTCAGAGGCTGCTGCACTAGCACAACTTGACGCTGCTAATCTCAACAACAGACAACAAGCTGCAGTGCAGAACGCACAGTCATTCTTGCAGATGGACATGGCTAATCTTTCTAATCAACAGCAGACAGATATGTTTAAGGCACAGCAGAGAGTGCAGTCACTCTTTACAGATCAGGCTGCAGAAAATGCTGCACGGCAGTTTAATGCATCTTCACAAAATCAGGTAGATCAGTTCTTTGCTAACCTTGCAAGTTCAACTGCACAGTTTAATGCGTCACAACAAAATGCACAGTCACAGTTTAACGCAGGTCAGGAAAATACCATTGAGCGTTTCAACGCAGAACTAAACAACCAACGTGATCAGTTTAACGCACAGAACCAGTTAGTGATTGCACAAGCAAATGCACAGTGGCGTAAGCAAATAGCTACAGCAGATACTGCTGCTATAAACAGAGCAAATGAAGTAAACGCTAACAACGTGCTTGACATAAGCAAACAAGCATACAACAACTTGTGGGGTTACTATGCAGACACTATGGAGTGGGCATGGACATCTGCAGAAAGTGAACTAGACAGATACAGTGCTATGGCTATTGCAGAACTAGATGCTAAAACATCTGCTGCTGCGTCAAGTGCAGCGAGTAAATCTGCAGCAGGTAGTGCTATTGGTGGTTTGATTGGTACACTTGGATCTGCTCTTATTACGTGTTGGGTTGCACGAGAAGTATACGGCAAACAAAACTCTGAGTGGTTTGTGTTTAGGACTTGGTTACAGTATGACGCACCAAAATGGTTTAAGAAACTTTACACTAAACATGGACAATCATACGCTAAACTAATAGCTAAAGTGCCACCACTAAAGTGGGCAACTAGACAATTAATGGATTTAGTAGTAGAAAGAAAACGGAGAAAGCATAATGTCCAGACAATTTAATCCTGCAGCAGCAGCTTATTTGCGCATGAATCTGGATGATTTTAATAAACTAGAAGTGCCAGAAAAACCAGAAAAGTCTGGTGGTCTTTTAGTGCGTAGCTCCATGCCAGAACAGGCAAGCTCACAGCTAGACTTTAAAAATCCAGCAGTGCGCGTGGCAAAGCAAATGCAAGTAATCCGTAAATACAGGGAAGAAAAAAATGCAGACAAGCAATGAACCAATCTTTGATGCCCCAATACCGGGCATGTCTCTTACTCACGAGCTAGGAGATCGTCCTTGGCAGACACCTGCCAAACACGCTAATGTAGATGAAGTCATGGATTATTACATGGAGCGTATGAGTAATGAAGAGTTTATGGTTCAAGTTGTAGAAGTTCTTGAGTCTGGTGTACCTGTCACCGTACTAGCTAATACAATACAAATGGCTAGTGTTATGGACGGTGTACATAGCTTAGATACGGGTATGCTTGTGCTGCCTATGATAATGGAAATGATGATGATGCTGGCAGAAAGTGCTGACATAGAGTATGATGATGGATTAAAAGATTCAAATAAAAAGAAAACACGCGACTCTTTTGTTGCAAAAGTAGTTAGTAAGTACGAAAAAGAATTAAATAAAATAAATGTTGAAGAAATAAAAGAGGAAACATTAGAAAAAGAAAATATAGAAGAACCAAAAGGTTTGATGTCACGGAGGCCAACATGAGTTTTTGGACAGGATTTGCTACGGGTCTAGCTAAAAGTGTAGATACCAGTTTAAAAAATGCTATGGACAAGCGTGATCAAGAACTTAGTAAGGCTAAGACTTTTTGGCAACAGCGTCAAGCACAAAAATTAGATCAAAAGGAAGCATACGATGAACGTGCAGAAAAAGCATTAAGAAGAATGATTAGAGAAGCTGGTGACGATGTTGAATTAGGACTTGCAGCTTTTAACGCTGCAGGTGGTGATCCCGATTCTGTTGAAGCACTAATTAAAAGAATTGACGATACACGTGCAAACAAAGGTACATATAATCTTTTAGATTCTCTTAAAGATGCAGATGGTAATCCTTTAAAATCAAGCGGTGCATCAAGAAACATAGATGATGCTGTAGCATCTGTTCGCAAAGAGTTAAAAGCTGTTGATCCAAGTCTTATTAAAATAGATAGCCCTCTTGAAAATACTATATTTAAATTAAAAGGGGGTGCAGCAGAGCGAACTGCTGAAAGTATTAATGCTATGATACCACCTGAAAAAGTAGAACAAATAACAGGCATACCTGTAGCTACTCTTGATATGTCTAATATGCTTGAAGCTGAAAAGTATGCACAGAATCAAAAGTTAATTGCGAAGCAGCTTACTCCTACACTAGCGGAAGCTAACGCAAGTATTGTGCAAGAAATCATGGAACTTGACCCTACGTCTGCAACTTTTGCTGATGACTCCGCTAAGTTAATAGAAAAACAAAATACTATCTTGACAGCAATTGGTCAAGAAGCACAAGCCAAAGATACGGGTGGTCAAGGTAGTTTGACCGTTTCTGGATTAAATACTATGTATCAAAATCAACTGTCTGCTTATCTGGTGGCAAAAGGTATTAACACTAAAGAACAAGCATATACAGATGAAGGTGGTACTGTATATGGAGATGGCAAAGGTTTTATGGCTGCTTTAGCTAAACATCAAAAAGAATTTGATAGCAAATTTATTAGCACTATACGACGTAGTGATGGTTCTTTTGGACCTGCCGCCGCATCTTTAATAGGTAATAATATTAATCTACAGTCTATTGCTAGTGGTATGGCAGCAGCAGATGGAAATACGACAGATGCATCTTTACAAACAGGTGACACACCAGAAGAACCTACTATTGATTGGTCACAAAAAAGCACCGTTGTGGCTGACCCTGCTGGATTTGCAGATCATGCATACAAAACAAGGCCAAACATAACTGCAGATAGAATATACGCTATACTAACTAAGTCTGGTGTTGATCCAGAATCTGCTTCAGAACAAGCAGAAAGAATATATGCTTTACAAGAAGCTGAAAGAGAGGCTGCTGCTAACGCACCTAAATATGTTCCCGGTAAAGGACTTGTAAGTCCAGATGATGACAGTAACAATGTACCACCTAAATATCAAGGTCCGGGTGGATATGCTAGAAAAGCTAAGTGGGATTCAATGTATGGTGCTACCCATAATCCTGACGGAACTCCCAAGTAATGGAAAAGGAATATAACCCATTAGAAGACCTTCTGAGTGTTGAGCCAGAAGAGGTTGACGCTGTTGACGTTGACCCTGTTTCTGATGAATATAACCCATTAGAAGACTTGTTAGGTTTTGGTGAACAAGAGCAAGAGAATACTGTTCAACAAGAAACCATGCAGCAAGAAACTGTTGCTGCAAAAGAAGAGGCTGAGTATAATCCGCTTGAAGATTTAGAGAGTGATAATTTTCTAATACCAGAAGAAGATTCTACTGAATATGACCTTGACGTAGAAAAAACTTTTGATGAATTTTCTGCTGATGAGGGTTATATAGACAGCATTAAAGAATATGCTGCGTCACGTTATGGGGAACGCGGTATAGAACTATTAAAAGATAAATCTAATGAAGAAGTTTTAGAGTTGTTTTTATCTGAAGTTCGTGGATTTGAAACTAACAGTCTTAATTTAGCTAGTACGGTTGATTATATGCGCGGTGCTAGTGACGAAGAAAAGCAAAACTTTGGTTACATATATAGTCAGCTAGAGAAGATGCCCGGTTTTTTATCTGAGGGTGGTGGCTCTGCAATGAGTGCTGTGGCTGACTACGTTGGATTTTTCGTGTCCGACCCCATAAACCTTATCGGCTTTGGTGCTGGTAGGGTTGCCGCTGCTGGTGCAAAACAAGCCATATTACAAACTTTTAAAACACAAGGAAAAAAAGCTGCTATAGAGCAAGCTACTAAACTATCTTTACAAGCTGCAAAAAAACCATTAGCTGTTGAAGCAACTGCTGATTTAACTTTAGGAACAGTAGAAGACCTTGGTAGACAGACCATAGAAAAAGAAGCAGGTATGCGCAAAGATGTTAGTGCTGCAGAAGCCGCTATGGTGGGTGGTTTAACTTCAGTATTAGGTGGTGTTGCTACTCTTGCGGGTACTGCTATAGGAGTTAAAAAGAGTGCTAAAGAACTAATAGATGAATTAGGAACAGCAAGCAAAGAATTAGCTGAAAGAGCAGGTAAAAACGAAGCAAAAGATATACAAGACACAGGGTATGTGTTTGATGCTGTAAATGGTAGAGAAATACTAGAAGGAATTGACATAACAAGGAGAACAACTGCTAGGGGAGCATCATTAACACAAGCAGAACTACAGGTAGAAATTCAACAAAGAGTAACTAAAGTTGCAACAGAAGTAATTCAGGATTTATTAGCACAAAACAAAGTTCCTGTTGGTTTGCAAGAGATGATAGACAATCAAGCCAAAGCATCTGATGTAGCACGTGTAGTTCTTAGTGGAGAAAATATAGATAGTGACATATTAGACGGTGCTATTGCACGTGCTGGTTTATCTGTTAAAGACTTTTTAGATGTTAGTGGTGTTAGCCTAACTGATGCCGCAAGAACTATGCAGTCTTATAGTGAAATAGGTAAATTACTAAAACGTGTAAATGAACTTGACCCAAAGCTGGCTAAAGAATTAAATGATTCTTTTGGTACAGACGATGCTGCTGCAGGTATCTTGTCTAGGGGACACGATTTTATGATGCGCCTAGACCGTGAACGCCGTGCTTTTATGGTGTCACAGATAGCTACAACCGCACGTAACATAGCAACAGCGGGTATGCGATTTAGCATGGAGTCCGGTGCTAACTTTATTGAGTCAAGTTTATATCACCTCGGTAAATCTGGTAGTGCTATATTGCGTGGTGAAGCAAGTGTAGAGGGGGCAAAAGCAGGGCTTAAAGAAATAGCCAATGACACATTTGGTGCTATGGCATATCTAGTAGATGCAGGTGCATCAAAACAGCTTACACAACATTTATTAAAACATAATCCACGACTAGCACGTATCATGGATAGAACGCTACAGGAAGTAGATGTAGATCAAAACCTTTCGTGGTTAGCTAGAAAGGTTAATACTCTTAACATTATACAGGATGGGTACTTTAGACGTGCAATATTCAACGAAACAGTAAACAAAGAATTAAGACGCATCGGTATGAACGCTGACGATTTTGTAACTAGTGGTAAAACTCTGCCAACAGAAGTGTTACAAAGGGGAGTTGATGAAGCATTATCTTTTACCTTCGCTCGTATGCCAAAAGTCGGAGGTGACAGGGCAGGAGACACTATCGGTCATTACTTTGTGAAGATGAATGAGGCATTAGGACCAATACCCGGAGCAATCGGGGTGCCTTTAGGTACAGGTGCATTTCCATTTGCTAGATTCATGGTTAATGCAATGCAATTTAACCTTGCATACAGTCCTTTGAGTGCAGTAGGCGCAATAACAAACGGCTCAAAGGGAATGTTTAATAAGTATGTAAAAGGTTTAACTGATGCTAAAACTGAGAAGCAGCTACGAAAAGCTAGAGAACAGTTTGGTCAAGCTACTGTAGGTACGGCTGCTCTGTTTACTGCTATTAAACATAGAGAAGAGAATCAAGATACCGAATGGTATGAAGTATACGACAATGAGGGAAGAACCATAGATACACGACCATTCTTCCCTATATCTCCTTACCTAGCTGTGGCTGACTTTATAGTCAAGATGAAGAATGATGAACTAGACGAGGCTGGTATTAAACAAGTTATGGAAGGTGTAACTGGCGCACAATTACGTGCAGGTGCTAGTGCATATATGATTGATTCGTTCTTTGAAAACTTAACAGATGTTGTTGGTGAGGATGGTACAGATATTAAAGCAGAGAAGTTTGCTGAATATGTGGGCGGCTACATAGGTGAATTAGTAGGTGCGTTTACTACACCATTGAAGCTAGTCAATGATGTCATGGCACAGTTTGATGCTGACGCTGCTATTGTCAGGGATGCTAGACAGGTTGAAGGCACTGGTGCTGCGGCTAGAGGAGTAGATGCATTTGAAAAGGCAGCGTTCCGTAGCGTACCCGGTTTAGCACAAACATTACCAGAAAAAGAAAGCCCGACACAAGAAGACCCAATGCGTATGCAAAGCCCGTTGCTAGGACAACTTACTGGTGTAAGGCCAAAGGCTCGTAGAACAGAGGTACAAAAAGAACTTATTGATTTAGGCTACGCTGATTATGAGGTGGTGCCAAGCACTGGCGATAAAGCAGCAGATGCTTTTGTAAAAAGAGCGATGGGTAAGTTCGTAGAAGAAAATCTATCAAGAGAAATAGCACAACCATCTTATCAACGACTAAGTGTTCGTGAAAAGAAAGCGGCTATGCGTAATAAATTAAAGAGATATAGAGATATAGCCAAGAAGGTGGGAGCAGCAGATGCGTCCTTAGAAGCTCGTAAAGAGGGTCAAGCATTTACTCCGTTTGACCGTGCGCAGTGGTCTAAGTTAAGTACCAATGCACGTAAGTTGGCAGATGAATATTATATGGAACGCTACGGCATGACGGTCATGGAAAAACAAGAGGAAGAACCCACTAGAAATCATTTTTTAGCAGGTAAAAAAATAGGTCAACAACTTAGTAGAGTTATGAAATAATTTTCCACGTAATCTTAACGATTGTCACCGTCACCCTGTAGGCGGTTCCTAGCTTTCCTGTCTGCCAGTTTGTCCAAGTTATCTTCCATGACCCTACCAAGATTCATATCCACTTCTCTTGCTATCATTGCACAATACCACATAACATCTCCAATCTC